CAGTTGCTCTCTACGCAGCATATTTAATTTCATTAACTACATTATATCCAATTGCTGTAGCAACGACAGCTCCTGCTCCAATAGCCACTCCAACACCAATTGCACTAGCAGCAGCTCCGACCGCAGCGATACCTGAAGCTAAAGCTCCGCTAACTACTAATGTTCCAGCTGTAGCAGCACCAGTTGTGGCAGCTGTAGTAGCAGCAGCAACAGTAACTAATCCAGCTGCACCAGCAGTAAATACACAAGCAGCTGCAACAGCGACAACAGCTACTACAATAGCAGCAACTTTTAGAACGCTTCCCCAACCTGAAGATTTTTTCTTTAAAGTAAACGTATATCTCTAAAGAAATCCTTCGGTAATATAATTAACACCATTAATATCTTCAGTTTCAACATAAGTGTCATCTAAAGAATCTGCTAACTATTCAAGTAAACCACCTTGCGTTGGAATACATGGAGTATAACCAACCTGGTCAACACCAATTGTAATACCTTGTGCTAATACTAATGGAATACGTTTCTATCTTACAAAGAAGAAACCTTTTACTATTCCGTGAAGATAGTCTAGAGTTTCGCTATCAATTCGAATATCTAAACTATATATTTTATTAGTATCACCACCAACAGGACTCATTCGAATAACACCTTTTACATTCTCATAAGAAGCAGTAGAATCAGAATTATCTTTCTAAAGTCTAAATGTTTCTTCGTCGTATGTAATATAATTACGTTGTCCGTCTTTAGTTTTTAAATCAACTTTTGTATAGAAATTTTCATCATAAAGACCAACGTCATTAGCTCCACGTATATTAAATACAGGTGTTAATTCTCCATTTGGTAATATATAAACAATACCAATGCGATATAGTTCATTAGGCCAATAACCAGTTTTGTTATATATAAAGGTTGGATCGTAATAACCTCTATCAACAGATGTGATACTATAATCTTGATCCATTGATAGAGTATAATCCTCGTAAGATACAAATGGTAAGAAACGTAATGATAAATCAGAAAGTTCTTCGTAAGGAATATCTTGTCTATGAACATTAGCTAAGAATAACATGTTCTAACAAGTTGCAGATGTTACAGCTGAATCAACAATATTATAATCAAGATTAATATCAGAAGAATCAACTTCGGAAACTTGTTCAAATCCTGTAATTAATATATTACAACATCCTGCATTATTTATTAAAAACTTTTTCTCAATTTTCTCATAAACTGTATTGATATTCTCATTACCTTCTGCGGTACTTCGAGAATAATAAACAGAAACATAATTATAAGAATAATCAATATTAGAAATATAAAACTAAACGTTTTTATAACTATTTTCATTTTTCTATCCAGTATGAATACTTGAAGGAATATCAAATCCAATAAATACACTAACTAATCCAGATTCTCCAACAAAATCTGTTTCGTTACCGTCTGCATCAGATAATTTAAAATAAAAATGATAATTTCCGACTTTTAAGTTACCTCCAGATGTATTGCCTTTGTATGTAATTTTAGGAATTCTAGTTACACGCTTATAAAGCGATGTATCAATATCAAACTATTCTCCCTAATCGTATATATTTGTATCATTATCTCCTTTTCTATCTACAATTTCGTAGGTATTTTTTCCAGTAGCACTAAATCTACTGTTAATTAATCTTGGAATATTCTTTCCATCATTTAATATAAGATTTACAGAGCCGTCATAACTATATTGTGGAATTATATGAACGGGATGCTCTAAATCAAATTGTAACTCATCGGTATCAAAATCAATTAGCTATCCTTTTTCATATAATTCAGGTAAATCCCCTTCCATTTCAACTCCATCTTGAAGCCAATACTGAGGATTTTGTGGATCATTAACGGTTATTTTAAATTTCTCTGCAAGTTCAGATTCACTATAATATTTTTCTTTATAATAATATTTATTCTCTGATAATCTATAATTTCTAAATGGATTATATTCATAAACTAATTTACCACTTGTTGGAAGTGTATTAGTTAATACTTTTGGATAGATATTCTAATCCAAAACGGATTCCCAAGGAATTTGTACCCAATCTGCCATTAATTGTTAACCATTTGATAATCAGGTAATAAAATTTCATCTTTTCTTAAATGCCTAATCATAGAACTATTATTTTTACCAATTGAATAAAAATTAGATCCTCCAGATCTAGAAGTTGTTGTTAACGTCAAATCTCCATTAGAATATTTAAACCATTTAGTTATATTTCCAATTGGACATAAATAATATTCAGATTCTCTATCAACATATAATGTATCGTCAGAATCATGCTTGTAAATATATCTTCTCTGTTTATATTGGAAAGATGTACTAAACGGAACAAGCTTTTTATTTTCAAAATAATAGATTGACGAATCAGATAATCCGGTTTGAGAAATTATATCGAAATCATTACTATCTCCGTCACCTGTAATGTGATAAACTTTTACGTAATTTTCAGTAATAGTTGTAGAGAAATCAGGATTTTTATAATTAACATTTAACTAAAGAGGAACTGTTTTTGTACATCCTTGTAATTTAATATTAACATTATTCTAAGAAATATCGCTAATATCGTCACCCAATTCATCAATTCGATTCATTAATATATTTAAATAACCTTCTTTTTCTTTATTGTAAAGGAATCCTTTCATTAATATATTAGAATTCACATCAGAACTACATGTAATCTAATATACAAAATCAGTATTATAAGAGGTCGAGTTAGCAGTTAAATACTGAATACTATCAGTTAAAAATATATTCTATTTCTCATCATTTTTATAAACATATAACTAAGTAAATGGCTCTGCAATTATATGTCCAAGCTACATACTTGAAAAACCAGGAAGATGTTGAATTTCAGAATAATTAGAATTATTTGTTTGAACAACTTGTTGATTAGAATATGATCCGTTTCCAAAAGTTCTAAAATAAGTATTAAAGAAGTTTACTTCTCCATTACTATCTTTATAACCAATTCCTAATCGTGGATAAGTTCCTTTAAAATTGTCTTGACCATAAGTATAATTTCCGTTTTTAGTTCCAACTGGACCACTATTAAACTTCCAATTTCCATTCCAATATTTACGAACATTTGAAGATGTTTGAATAGCTCCGACGCCCGATCGTGAATTTCCGTTATTTTCATCATAACCATAATCCTCGGCTGAATCACCATGATAATTCTAAAACGTCCAAATAAAGAATCCATTTGAGAATATATCACGATAAGCATCAATTTTTGACTATTCTTCGCCTTGAAAATAGGTGTTGTCGTTTCCTTGATATTGTGAATATTGCCAGTTGTGTTTTCCGTTTTCAGCATGTATATAGTCAATATTTTCCTATCCACCATTACTTTCCCATAGAACTGTATTAATAGAACCATCATCTTTATAACTCGCCCTGTGAATATTTTCGTGAAAAACATTACCTTTATATAATTCAAACAACTAAGCTTGATTAAGATAGATTTTATTATTGCTATACATCATTCCGAATTTCTCTAAATCGGATGAAGTATAAATTAACGGTTTAACAACAGATAATGTTTTAGTATCTTTACTACAAGTTTTAATATATTTACTGAAGTTAATTAATTCAACGTCAAAAGTAAACTCTGGATTTTCCATTGTAAATTTCTTATAATTATAACCATCTAATGTATTATATTCTCCACTAGAATTTATATAATATAAGGAATCTTCACTAGAATCGGTAATATCGAGATCAACTTTAAATGAATTTTGATAAATATTATAATATTCAGAATAAATTTCTGCTCCTATGCCTTTATATACGTTTTCTCCAAATAAACTATCAAGTAATGTTTGACTATAATCAGTTAAAACTAAATCATCAGTTGTATTAATCGGAGCAATTTCATCATGATTGTTAAATGAACTTAATTGAGATTCTTGATAAGTATAATTAGATGTTTTTAAAGTTTTTTCTGCTAATGTTACTTTCACATCAATATTTTTAACACATTCTGTTGATAAATTAAATGTATTATAAGTATCTTGTAATCCAGCAGAAATAGTTCCTTTAATTTTAGTTTTAGCATATTGTACTTGAGCACCAAGATTATCTAATTCAGTTCCAACAACTAAATCGGGATTTGAATAATCAGTTGATTTACTTACATAATCGTCTATAGTATAACTAACTCCACAATCGAGAGTTAATTTAGCTTCAAGTTCATTGAAATCGTTAGTATTATAATAATACTAATTAAACATAGAATTAGTCCAGAAATAACGGTGAAAATATCTAAAATCAGATTTATTATTTTCATCATAATTTCCGTCTGCATCTTTATAACAATATTTAATTACTATTCTAGCAAAATATAAGAGGTTAGAATACAAAGTTCCACCGTCATTAAAATATAAATCATTAACATTTATAACGTCTTCTGTTGGGTTTCCTGTTTCATCCAATTTACAAAGTACACCGTTATCATTAGTTCCGTAAACATTTTCAGGTTCATCAGGATTAAATACATTAGTTAATTTAGTATTAGGAGTTAATGTATCATAACTAAATGGTAAACCTTTATGATAAATTGGATTATCATTTGAATCCTTAGCAGTTAAATTCATATTCGAACTAGCATTGTCCGTGAAAATAACATCTGTAAAAGTTCCAGAATATGAGTTTCTATTTGCAATATGATATGCAGCACATATTCCGAGATTATCGTAAAATTCTATAACTACTTCTTTAATACCTTTATTCTCTTCACAATAAGCATCTAAACCTACTGTTAAAGTTGTACTATTTCCAGAAGTATAGTATTTCCATTTGTTTAATTCAATAGATCCAGTTCCAACCTTTTTAAAATCAATTGAACCTGAATAAGCTAAACTTTTTAGCAAGCCATAAGACATTGCAGGTGTTATTTCATAATCGTAGACTGCGGTTTCAACATTATTTGGAATTTCAAATGTGTGAAATTCTTTATTTATAGACTAGCCATAAACATTGTGAATGGTAATATCGGAAATTTTTGTTGGTTTAGGATTCCCATCATCATCAACTTCGTCAACATCGTACAATCCTTGTTTAGGAACTCCATTTTCATAATATTGTTTTGCATAAGGGAATGTATCGTCTTGATTCGTAGGACGAGTAATTTCTTCGTAGTAATATCCATTATCATTAAAAGCTGTAGGAATAGCTATATCGCTAGATATTTTAGATTTAGTTAAAACTATCCATTTTGGATCTGCACTATCAGTTGACCAATTAAGATTCCAAAACAATGTGTGGGTATTTCCTGTATCTGTTTTATTAGAAAAGATTTGATAAGTACATTCAAAACTATTTATTTTCTCCAGTTCAATTAGTAATGCTAATTTTCCCGATACTTTACTTTGAAATATTGAATATCCAGATTTTGTTAAATCACGATAACTATCAATGTCTACTTCGTTAGTTCCAGAAACTTTAGATGTATTTATGAAATATTTGTCATACCATTTAACATCAGAATCAAGATAATTAATTTTACCCGAATCTTCAATAGCAACAACATGAACATTAACAATACGATTAGTTGTTTTATCGTCATAATAACTTAACTTATCCTTGTTTTCATCAACCTAATCAGCATTATCAACATAAATCATAAATTTATCTCCCGGATTTAACTTAGTGTTCATTAATTCCTTTTTAATAGATTCAGCTTTTATTTCTCCATTTTCTCCTTGAAAATCACTGTTAGAAACACAAACATTTAAATCAGATTGTTCATCACTACTAATATTTCTTTCTGGACTAGGAAAACATCCAATCTAAGATCTGTTAATTAAAGGATTATAAGAAACTACATAAATAATATCTCCGTATTCACAAGTTCCAACAGGTATATATCCATCAGGTAATCTAGCTGTTTCTACTCTACCGTTACCCATATCCTATTGTAATGACATTTCATTACCGTTAAATGTTAATAACGTTGCATTTAAGGCAGAAGTCATAAATGTAGCTTGCGTATTATCTGGAACAAAATCCATTACTAAACCATCACCAAAAGTATTTTTAGCGGTAAATGTATTATTTTGCATTAATTACGCTTTTTACATGTTCTATTTTTATCTTTAATAAATTGATAATCATAATTAAATAAAAGAATATCTTTAAGCTTTAAAGGCTCTCTTTCTAAAATTAATTCTGCCTTATCCGTGTCTAGTTTTTCGATAAACATAGTATCACCTTTTTCAATAATCCACGGAACACGAAATACAACTGTTTTCGAACTTTCTCGGATACAACATTCATCGTATATTTTATAGAGGAGAATCTTTTCAAAATGAAAATGTTTTCTAGGTCTTCCTCGTTTATGTTTCTAAGCTAAATAATCCTAATACTGTTTATTGTTTAACGCAAAGTAATAATATCCATCCCACTCAACGTGTTTACGTTTATATAACACTTTAAGTTTAATAGACATCTTTCTTTTATAATAGTAAAAGAATTTTAATGAGTCATTCATTAAACGCCCGCAATAAAACCAGAAATCTTTTTTTCTTACTAGAGTATCACCTCCATAACTATTGATTAAATATAATTGTTTTATTCCATAAAGCATAATTTTTTCAATATCTTTTCTGGGAATTGTAGGATATAAATCAGCAATTTGATCGTAATAATCGTTAATAGTTTTCTAAATCATTAATAATTCTTTCCTTCGTTTGTGTGATCAGTAATCTTCTATTTCATTTTAGGATTAAGGTAAATCCATTTCTCTCTAGGAGTTCTCTTTTCACTTTGTAATTCTAACATTAACTAATAACCACAAAAATCAGAAGTTAAAAAATCTACATCTCTAAATTTACCATTTCGAAATGCTCTTTTAAATTCATCTTCTTCTGTGCGTTTCATATACATATAACCTTGGGATTTTCCTACTCCGGGGAATTTAAAATGTACATTATTTTCTATAATATCATCTACAATAAGCTTCAATCCACTTGCAAATATAGATGCTGATAAATCTCTTTTGGATCCATCAGAATAAATTTCTTTACATTGTTCACTAGACATTTCTAACTTATCTACTGAGAAATTTAAGAAAAATTCTTTAGTAGAAAAAGCATGTCCCATTGCGTAATTTGACATAAAATAAAAATAGGGAGACAAATTGCCTCCCTATTACATTATCGGTTTATAAGATTTATTGTGTGTCTTTCGATTAAATGATGATTGCACATCCAAGATTGCATCCATCTCTTCTTGAGATATATGTTCTGGAACACGTGCGGCATCACAATGAAATAACCATCTTTGGTGTAAATCTGTAGCCATTTTAAGCAATGCCTGATTATTTGTCTAAATTGCTTTCTAATATGTTTTAGTATAAGCAATAAATTCGGCAACTGCTAAGGCTTCTTTATTGTTTAAATAAGGAAGATCATCTTCATCTAGTATCTATTTATGATATAGAATGTGAACTCTACCTAATCCTTTATTTACGTATAATTTGTCTCCTACTCGTTTATATTTAACGAATTTTCCGCTTACGTAAAAAGGAGAATTGAAAGCTTTTGTACTTTCTATGTAGTTTTCAACAAACAGTGAATTTGTATCTCCGCCTTGACCATGTTGATTACTGGTATAATTCCAGTCTTCAGGACCACAATATGTTACAGCTTCTATTCTAAATACATCACATGGCAATTGAATAGAACCGTCTTTGCAATTAACTGGTAAAATTTCATGTACTAGATAGGTATTTTTATTTCCTATCATATTGTATCCAACTAAACCAATTTCTTCAAGATCCTCTAAATCACCTTCAATTTGATACAAGGTCTAGGCAAGACTTATAGCGTAGTGAAAATTTTCCATTATGTTATATATTGCTAATCATTCGGCAACTTAGGTGCAGCTGCTTGTCTGTAATAATAAAGCTTTTCTTTTGTCAATTTATCTTTAACTAACTAATCAATGAAAGATAGATTAACATCAGGTCCATTTAACTCTTCAGTATTACAACAACTGTACTAATTAAGTTGTCGCGGGTCTTTAAAAACTGCTACAACAGAAACCTATTCTAAAAAGGGTGCATTAAATATAAAGCAATCTAACATTCCGTTTGCATTAGGAGCATAATCTATCCAAACATAGGGTTTGTTCTATGCTCGCTTTTTATATTTACGAGTTTGTAATTCAGTTAGCGAACTAACAACCTAAAACTAATTGCGTCTATCAGTTGAGCCTATATATTCAATAGATTGTTTACCAAACTATGAAATAACCTGTGGAATTTGGAAGTGGGCTACCACTGTATCATTGTCATTATGTTTTCCACATTTACATCGCTCTAATGATTCACAATCTACATCTATACAGTTTATGGCAATTAACAAATCTTTTATTGGGTAAATGCCTTTTAAAAAGTATTCGTTAATTATCTATAGTCTACAAGCAACAATTTCATCTTGTAACTATTCCATATTCATAGATAAGTTCTGGTGATAACCTCTTAAACCAGAGACTACATCATTTCTAATCTACGATGCTAACTTCTCAATATACATTATAAATCGTTTGGATTGTTTTTGATTCTGTGTTCACAAGTAAAATTGTAACACTTTATACCGTTTAAATATGCAACTTTTGATTTTAGTTCTGCAATTTCGTTACACTTTGCAGAAATAGCTTTGGATTTCTCTAACATTATACTTTCAACTTGTTCTCTTACCTGTGAAATTTGTTTACGGAATTCTGCTTCCAACTCATGATAATCTTTTATATATTTATCGCAAGTTTTCTACAAATAATCATACTAATCCTATCGTAAATCCGTTATCTTTTGCTAAACCTCGACTTCCGAGTTCTCTGCCTCTGCTGCAATTTTTCTGTTTTTACTTTTAAATGTAAAAATATAAGTTATTGTTGCTCCGAGTCCTCCACTTCCAATAATGGCTAAAATCCATTCTAAAAGCTACTATTCCATAAAAAACTAAAAATAGCAGGGAATTTCACCCTGCTATTAATTTATTACGCATTTAATTCATCATCTTCAGAAGTTGCTTTGCTAGCTACTTCTTCATCAGACGGTTTTTCAGCTGAAAGTACAATGTCACCAATGGTACCAAGAGCTTCTTCCCATGCTTTAATTAAATCCTCATCGTGTTTAACCCAGAATACGTGAGTAGTATAGCTAGTCAATCTCTGACCAACAGCCTGCAAACCATCGTTAGTGGCAGGAGAACACTGCTCGATAATATACTGATCGTAGATAGCTCCAATAATCGGAGTTTCTGCGGTAAGAATGTGAGTCCAATTAGTATGCTCAGCGGTCGGCAAGCGAAGATCTTTAACAAGCTGTGAATAAGTACCAAAAGAATTGTAACCTCTGTTTACTAACACAACATCTTCAATATCTTCATCGGTCGGATCAAGATATGCAACTAAATCTGCATATTCAGCAGTTTCGTCAAATACCTCAATACCAATTTTAGCAAAACGCTGATATTCACCAGTACCAGTGAGAATCAATTTAGTACCATCTGCTTCAACATCCAAAAGTTCTTTGTCGTGAAGGAAAGTACCACTTTTCTTCAATTCTTTAGCCAAACCACTTGCAATCTTTTCGGGAGTAGAATCTGCTTTAACAGTAAATTCAATCCAGAAAGGCATACCTTTCTGAACCCAAGGAGTTGCGTAAATGAAAGGCTCAGCACCTTCAATTTTGATATAAATAGAAAGACGAGCATAAGTCTTTCCTTTTTCGGGAATTAATCCCTCAACTTTTGAGAAGTCGATGTATGCCTTGCAAGGCTGTGCATCATATCCTTCTCTTTTCTTAATAGACACTACATTGTCTTTAGTGAATGTAAAATCACGTTTAACGCGAAATACATCTTTCTCAACTCCATCAACTTTAGCTTTAAGGCTTTTGAACAAGTAGGTGTTATCGCTACCATTCTCGTTCTTTTTGGTAGAGTCAATATCAATATTGCTATTGATAATAGTCTGAGTCTGAAAATTTAATCCTGTAGACATATATTAATTAAATTATTGTGCTGCTGTTGCAGCGGGTTGTGCTTGCTATTGCGCAGTTGGTCTCGCAATAGACTGATTAATCTAAATATTAGTACCAAGTCTAGGATCGCCTGAACGAGCCATAACTAAGCTTACCAACTCATTAATGATCTCTTGATTAACATAGTCAGGAAATTCCATAATTTGTGAAGTATCTTCAGTCAAATCAATTTGTTCCTAAGTAAGTCTTATGTTCTGCGGACATTTAACATAGTCAATCTGTACTTCTACTAACTAAAATAAGGAATCGTCTTTACCATAGCGGATTTCGCACCTTACATTGCTAGTATTGCCAGCTCTTAGAGCAATAGGCTTTTCTACTAACGAAACCTACGTATCATCGTTTAATTTAAACGTTCTCTAAAAGTTAGAATTCTATACAGTAGAATCAGATTCATTCGTGTTTACATCAGAAACACCTTCGCCACCATCAACCTTAGTTACTTTATATGTACCATTCATATCAGTACCAATTTCCTCTAATCCAGTACCAGTTGTTGTGGATTTTCTGGGATTAGTAGGAATTGTCTGTGACTGATTAATATTATGAATGTAATAATAAGGCTTCATCGGAGAAGGACGATTATAAATGTCCGTAACAATTTGACTCCAAGAATCGGCAGTCAAACGTGTTGCTGGAATTTCAATATAGGAACCTGCATCCCAGCAATCTTTTGTTTTTGCAACATAATAGATACATACACAATTAAGCATATGTAAATAATCAATCGGCATATACACCTCATAAGTAGCACCATGAAGTGATTGAATCGACTTATGTGAGTTACTTAAATAAGATGAAGCCTGTCCATTATAACCTCCGTTAGGCTGATTAGGATTACCAGTAATAGCAGAAGTGTTCTGAATAGCAGCATTAGAAGTATTGATTTTATTCGGAGTTAAAAAACATGTAGATTTTAAAACTCTTAAATCGTCAGTAGTCTGCTGATTAATGTCGTAGACATTATATACTTTATTAATATACTGATTGATTGCTTTGTTAAACAAGTAATTAAACTCGTACAATTTTAACGTAGGAGCTTGTACTTTATTTAACTCAATTAATGTTGCTTCGAAAATCTATCGAGCCGTCATTTAATATTATTTTTCGTTTGTTTCTTCGTTAGCAAACATGTCAGGATATGTATCTTGGCGAATAAGTGCCAACGTCTTAGAATTTTTAGGACTCTTCATCCATTCAATTACTGCTGTGTCAGTAGCTCCGAGAATTGTGTTATCACCATAAATATAGACACCATTCTTTTTAACAATAACACCTCTTTCACGTGCTTCAATAAAGAAGATACGCAATTTTAAATCACCACCAGTGTAGCAATCAATAATTTTCTCAGGAGTTTTTTCTGCAATAGAAAGTAAATAATCTTCAATATCTGCATTAGGCTGATTTTTCATATTTCTACCTAATACACGTGCTACTGCCAAACGTCCATCATAACCTCTTTCATCATTCAAGATATAATTAGAAGCGTCGACAATAAGTTTACGTCTAGAAACTCTACGCTGAGAATCGTATCCAGGTCTATCAACGTATAATTCTGCAACACCATATCTAGGTTTAGTTGATTTAGGATCTACTGTTCCGTCAATCAAATAATTACCTTTTGAATCTTTTGCATAACGGTCAGGTGCAATAAATTCACAATGTTTAATTGCTTCCCATTCAGCTGCATCTTTAACATCAGTTAAATCAAATGTTTTACCATCTGTGATCACGAATGTTTGATTCTCTTTAACAAAGTATGCTGTACCTGCTGCTTCTTGCTGTAATTCTTCAGGTGTCAAAACAATATCTCCGTGTGCATCGACACGTTTTACACAACTAGGATAACGTCCTAATTCATTTTTCGTAGGTTGAATGTAATATTTCTGATTAGTTCCTTTACCATAAACACATCTCAAAACAATGATATTTGATTTTAAATCACCATTTTGAACTTCGTTAGTCTTTTTTGCCATAGATTCATATTCATTATTATATAAAATAAGTGGGGAAGCATTTCGTTCCCCACCTTATCTAGTTATTATCAAATAATCTCGCGTTTACCTCTCAAAATAAATGAGCGATAAGGATTAAATACTGCAATACCGGCATAACCCCATGCAGTCATCATACCACCTGCAACAGGTGAAGAAACAACACCGCCTGATTTACCATCGCGTCCACCAACGCCGAGAACCTCATTGAAAATAAGATCCTGACCTTTGAGAGAGAACATCTGTACAGGGGGCTGAGTTGATGTAGATCCAGTAGTCAAATCAATACACAAGAAGAAGGGTTCAGGGTATTCACGACTTAAAGTTCTATCAACTTTAAATGAAACTGTATTACCCAAATTTACTTATTATTTCTAATAAGATTAGACTATATCTTTATCTTTATACCTGAATATATAACCTTTGTGTGATTTAATTATATTACTTAAAACTCTATTAATTTGAGAAGCTTTAAGTTCTTTATATTCAGTAATACATTGTTTAACAGAATCAAACTCTTTAATTAAATTATTATTTTTATCATACATTAAAATTGGGAGAAAATTATTTTTAGTTTTAACATTTACCAATGTTGGTATATCAGAAGTATCTCCTTCAAAATATCTCCATTGATAACCACCTAAACTTCCTTTTTTAACAATAGCTTGATGAATACTATTTAAATTTAATTCAGATTCAGCATTTGTAATACTCTTAAAAGTTCTAATAAACTTTCCAGAGATTGTATATTGAGCAATTTCTCTTAAATAATCTGGAGAATAATTAAATTCTTTTTTATAACTCCAATAATATCCGTAACTACTAATTGTTGTTCCTAAACAATTATTTTTAATATTTGCTCGAATATTATCTTGATTATTCGGATCAATAAACATTGCTGCTTCTCTGGCACTTTTGAAACTTCTTAAATAATTTCCGTTTAAATCAAACATATAAACTGTTTTCATTAATGTTGTACTTTCTCTACCGCCTAATGCTGTATTGTATATGTTTTTACTTTTTAACAACGTCTCATTAACTAAGATAGATTCAAGTTCAAATGCTTGTTTTCTTCCTTCATCAGTATCAGGAAATATCTAAATTGTGGTTCTTTTAAAATTTTCATATCCATATTTTCTAACAGCTTTATGTAGAACTTCATTTCCGTTAGCCTACTTAGCTCTATAAATACCACAACCAATATAACCGTCAAATACTTCAGGATTTGTTCTGTGTACACCTATGTAGAACTTTCCATTACATAGATTTATTGTAATATATACAATGTATTTCATAAGATATTTACCATTTCAATTAATAATTAATTTATGCCTATCACATAGGACTTACTAGTCGTTGAACTTTTTCCATACCTAAATTGGCTCTAGGAACTTAGCTGCTGATTGTCCAATTTATATAATTTTTAAACATTCATAACTCATTTCTAAGTTATTATAGTTTATATAACTCTAAGGAGTTTCCAGCAATTAGATAAATGTTTAATTGCAGATTACGCTGCAATGGGGCAGTAATAAGGTTTACCCCACTCGTATGCATCGAATGTTGCACCGACTTTGATATATTTGCCTTCGCCACCTTTAGACCACAAGTAAGCACCATCGGTCTTACGGTTAGCGAGATAATCACCAAGAACTCTCTGAACGATTGCCCATGCAAGTTCATTAATAATGAAGCAGAAGTGATTACCTGTAGGTTTCTCTGCTTTTTCTACCATTGAAGCAATGATAGTCTAGAAGGTACCAATTGTAATATGGTTTGCAGAATATTTATTGCAGAAACGCTCAATCTGCGGAATCATACCGTCACCAATTGTAATAGGACGACCGGTAGCTTTATCCGATAAAGTGGATTTACCATCGGGACCTACAGTACCTTTAGCCAACAACATCATGTTTTCACGTGCATACAAGAAGTTGTCCATCAAGTTTTTCTTCATCGGATCAAGTTTGTAAATCTTCTCAGTCATACAACCAAGATCTTTACCCTGACCGATTTTAATGAACGTATCTTCCATCAATGCATATTTAGCACTATATGTATCATCAACACGAATGGTTGACATATAGTTGCGCATTTTCTCAACGTTAGACTGATATTTAACGAAACCGCAGTCATGCAACTCAGGTTTAGCGTTACCAATGTATCTAGTTAAGTCACCTACCTGACAACCATCTTTATCCAAAATAGTTGAATAATCGCTATCAAGCAAGCGTACCATAATAGACCACAAATTATCAGCTTTTCTTACAGGTCGAGAGACTACAAAACATTGCTGACCAGTTTTTTCAATTTTGAAGATTTCGTGTAACTAATAGTAATTTTCGGGGAAAAGCATTTCAATTTCACTACCATCTGCGCCATCCTCTACGGGAACTGCTGCAAACGGAATACGTTTAATTTGATTTACTTCTACATTCCATTCGAAATAAGTGGAATCAATTGACTGGAAACCACTAGCTTTTTTACTATCACCATAATATACATTTCGAATAGCCTCGGTTAAGAATGTAGCGGTCAATTCCGGATACATACGAGAAACTACACCCAAACGATGAGGTCTCTCACCAAGGAACTTACTGAAATCTTCATAAGTTCTAGTTGTGCCCATTTGCGGGCGATTTGTTACAAAGTTTGCTACTAACATAAAAAATCTTTTATTAAAAATTACCAATCATCGTCATCAAAGTTTGATTCCGATTGAGTTTTATTTTGAGGTCTAAACACAAACTAAGACCGACCTTCATTTTTAGCAGCGTTATAGCCTCTTGTATAACTATCTTGTATCTATTTAGTGAGTTCTCCAGTAATCTCATTTTCATTCAAAAGCCAAAAACCTACTTTAGTAAGAATTCTCGGATCATTTAACGCGTGACCTAAACCACTCATGCCTTGTTCATCAAGTCTTAACATGAATGATGCTAATTCTTCCTGATCATCAGGAGAAAGCTGTAATTCTTGACCTGCGAATGTATTAAGACCTCGTATCTCATTATTAATAGAAGCAGCGAATTGATTATACTGTGCTTGCTGTTGCGTAGCTTGATCGTTAGCGATTTGCGCTTCACGATCTAATTGTAATTGCTTGTATGATTCACGCAATCCGTCAACTGTTTTCTGATAAAGCTCTGCGTTTTGCTTTGCACTATCAATAGCTGCGTTAAGTTCATCATCTGTAATATTTTCTTCGCCTACTTTCTCAAGTAAGTCAAGAGCATATAGTTCATCATCTGAAAGCTTATCGACTTCGTAGTTTCTATTCTCTGTATCAACAGGCATTAATGATTGAATGTAATCATTAACAGATAATCCACTACGTCTAATATTATTAATAAGATCCAATTCATCTTGATACATATTATCTGCATCATTAAACTGTTGCTCCTCAGGATTAGTTAAAATAGCTAATTGCTCAGCACGAGTAAGCTCATCCCAAGCACGAGAAGTCATAGTTCCATCTTCTTCTTCGAATTGAATTTTATTCGGATCAGAAATACCTTTGGATCTTAACACATCTGCTGTTAAATCATCGTCTTCTGGTTGTTCAACAGAAGTTTGGGAAGAAGAATCACCTAAAATGTCTTCCTCCTCATCATCAAATAGATTGTCAAATTCTTCGTTCATTGCTCATTTTCATTATAAATATTAAAGAATAGGATCTAGGCTCAATCTTAATCGGTTTATTTTCAAATACTGTCGTATTATCAATATTCTCACCACTAGTTAAATCTATATCGTGAGTGTGATCAGTAATTGTACCCATTTGTCCATTAGAATTACTCGTTGTTAAAGAAATATCTTCGCCAGCCGAAACTTTATACGTTGTAGTTTCAAACGAATCTCTATATATTATTCCGCCTTCTGAAGAAGTTATGCCGTTTATTTTGTGTTTGTGAACGTGATCGTGGTCAGGCAAATTTTCTTTTGTGAGAACTAATTCATTGTTTTCATTTAAATCCGTTTCGTTGTCACCTATAGTTGTAGATGCTTTAATAAATTTTCCTATCAAATCAGGAGTTCCATTAGTTCCATCACATATCGCCCACCCATCAGGAATGTCAGTACCGTTAAACATTACAATTGTTCCGACTGGCATTGATAATTCAATTAATTTCTTTATCCACTGAATTGTAGGAACTATACTATTATAATCTTCAGAATCTAAAGATTCTTCTGGAATTAATAATTTCTCTCCGTATATCGGATAATTCCCATTAAATTCAGTTTTATATAGTTTGTTGTTAAGTCCAATTAAATTATTGGTAAATATTCCTAAAGAGTTTTCCTAATAATTTTGTTCTTCTAATTCAGAAATATCTCCAATTTTAACATTGTTAATTTTATTAACAGTTTGATTTTCTTCTTCTACTATTTCAGAAACTTCATCGGTTTCTTCCGTTTCTTCTTCAATGATTACTTCATCAGCAACCAAAGTTAATTCACCTTCATTAATCATAATATATGGTTCTGAAGATGAATAAATATCACTGTCTTTAAAATGATTTAAATATTTAGAATCAGCGTCAATAGTTATTTGCTGGTCTGAAGAACTAGTAATTTTAAAAGATAATAATGTTTTAATATTATAACCTCCATAAGGAGCTATTTCTCCAGAAATCACAGTATATCCAATGATTTCTAAATCGGATTCATAAGAAGTTTGACCTGCTGTTAATGTTATTGTTTCAGTGCTATTAGAATGTTCAAGTTTTAATTTAATATCATAATCTACTGAATATTCTAATGAAATGGTTCTATCAGAGATAGTTACATCGGGAATTAATGAGCCAAATAAATATATTTGATCATTAATAACAAAATTATTCTTATATTTTAGTGTTAATTCATCATCATCAACTGATAATACTACATTACTACGTTTACAACTAATAAATCTATCATTATCAGTTGTAATATCTAATTGTAGTTCAGAAGCAATATTTCTCCAAACTAAAGAATCGACCTCTAATACAGATTGTGATCCTTTCATATATAAACGATAGCCATATGAACTAGTTGCGCCTTCAGTTTGGATATAGTTATTTACAGACATAACTAAGTCTTTATTTAAGCTAATTATTTTATCTCCAATAGTTAAATATGTATCATTTCCTATTGTAAATAAATATCCATAGCTAGCTTCAAACATACTAGTTTTGTCTGAATTATATATTTTTAAATTGTCAATTTCAAAATCTGTTGATGTTTCTTGTGTTAACGTAGTAGTATATTCACTTAATACTCCGTTATTAGCAATATATAGTTTATTCTAATCCTAAACATATATTACACCAGCTGTAATGCTTCCTTGTGCATCTTCTAATGTATTATAATAAAAACCTATATTAGTTAATGCTTTAGTTTTCTCATCAGCTGATAATGTTTGATCAGTTAAATAAGAAATGTAAGATTGTCCAGTAATATTTATCTTAGTTCCATCGAGATAAAACCAAACTTGTTCATCAGAAGTAATATAGATTCCATTTGAACTTATATTGTCAGCATTATCAATTGATTGAAGAATACTTTTAGATTCGGTATTAACTTTACCATTTTTAATTAAATCAATAAACTTATTTCCGAACTTTATTTTTATATCACCTTTGGTTTCTATACATAAATTAGAAGAGGAAGAGCCTACTGATTCGTAAACTTTTCCGTTCAACTAAAAGTTACCCATTATACTTTTAATACCTATTTTCTATTTCTATCGGAATAACTAACGTGTACCCAATCGAAATTATGTTCATTAATTAACTAGTCAAAAGGTAAATCTAATTTCTAGATTAGCTAAAATAATTCTTTATTAGCTGCTACAGTATCTTCTTTTGTTCGAATATCAGCTGCTTCACCTGTTTGATGTTGACTAGTTGAAACACCTCCAACAAGTTTATTAAGTTTAGTACATCTGAATCCACTAGTTACTATGATGGGTTTTCCATACGCTTCACGAAGCGGATCTAAGATATTTTCAACTAACGCAATTAGATTCTACTTTTGAGTTTCATCAGGAGTATTATCAATTTTGTTTTTTATAGCTGTATTACTTTTAATTAATTCGCTTAAAGTAAAGTATTTCATACATTTATTATTTACTTTGTAATAGTAGTCATAGAAAGTATTATTCCAAAATAAAAATAGGAGAACTCTCTTAAACAGAAAATTCTCCTATTATTTAAATAAATTCCTCCCAATCTATCATGACACCGTTTGCAATCATTGTTGCATACCATCTTCTCATGGTTGTTCCATCTCCAGCGTCTTCATCATCTATTGTATCTTTGATATATAAAGCAAAATGTTTTTCGTCTGTTATACTACTTCCGTAATAATCTGCTTTACACATATTAGCTACGAATATGTAATCATATCCAACATTGTTATTTAAAACAATATCATTATTTGATAATGCTTTATCAACAAAATCCTTACTTAACTGGTCAAGTTTCTTATCATTTTTACGCATTAAAGAAACTGCATAATTACATAAATCTTTAGTAAAATGCCATCCATAGTTCTAAAGATATTTCTTCATAGCTTTTGGATATTCATCATAAATATCTAATGGTATCATATATTAATAATATCTAGAATGTCTATGCTCAGATTCCTCGTCTTCTTCAAGTTCTTTAATACAGTGTAAAACTTTTTCTCCGTATTTAATTACTTTCTCTACGTATTCTTTAAGACATTCTAATTTACTTTCCTGAACTTCTACTATCGTTGTCATAATGCTTAATTATAAATTCTTTGAACATTTCTTTTAAAGAATTAATCTCTTCTCTTAATGCTTTATTATCCTATTCCTAACGCTACTTTTCAGCTATTTCTGGATTTAGCTATTCTAGAATTAAATCACAATCTTTAATAATCTATTCATGTTGATTTACACTATTAATTATATCCTAACTTTTCTATTTCATTGCATTAATCTCGGAATTAATAGCATCTTTATTGCAAGATATAACCATATTATTTCCGAAATCTGCAATATCTGTATTTGCAGGCAATTTCTAGAAATTGGTAGTTGAACCATTTGTATCAACAGAAATATCTATTACTAATTCTGAATACATATTACCAGCATACTTAGGAACAGGCACAGATACACTAGTTACCTTGCCTGTTTCTAAAGTAATGTTATTATCTTTATGTAATATGTATATCTAATTATTGTTTCTTAAATTCTAAAATGTCATAATAACTGTAATGTGCTAGTATTAGATTCATAAAAAGCAAGATAAATTCCCTCTCCAGTAATATCACCAACAGTAGCTGCTACTCCTCCTATTTTAGTTAATTCCTATTGTCTTGATGTAGATTCAAATGTAATTGGTAATGTACTTGCAGTTCCACTAGGAATTGCAGACAATTTAAAAATAATCAATCCGTTAAACGGAGTCTAAAACAAAGGATGATTTCTAAAATTATAGATAACATTTGTAGAAGTTACTGTAACACCGACATCTTCTAAGCGAGGAATTCCCATTCGATTAGCTAAATAAAATGGACTAATCATAATTACCTCCTTTCTTAACCCCAGCTACTATATAATCCGTTACCATATAAAGCTGCAACACTATTTGGAATTACAGTAACAGGACTATAAGGAACTACAGTAGTTGAAGGCATCTTACTCTGAATATTCTAAACATTAGTAGTTAATCCACTTAATGAAGCATTAATAGGAATAACAGCCTAATTAATCATCTGATTAAATAAAGCACTCTGCTGAGCATTATTGATAATCACTGCTTGCTCACTATTCTTTTCTTGTAAAGTAGAAATTTTATCAAGCAAAGCCTGAGTTTGCATCTGATCTAATTTAGCGATGATAGCGTTAGTATTTGTAGTAGAAACATCTTTAATCGTATTCTGCAAAGAGCAAGTCTGCTACTGTGTATTGAAATTAGTATTGCAGAAACCTGTCTAAATCTGATTACCTACACCGTTGATACTATCTGTAATCTAAAAAGTCTAGCGTTCATTTGCCAATTGATTTTGATAACCTTGCTCAATAATAGATTTTTGAGTATTGCAGCAACAACTCTATAACTAAGAAATAATTCCAGCGTCACCAGAATTAACTGCATTAATAACTCTTTCAGAACTAAATCCAAGTTGACCTCCTAATTGCTGAATACCTGAAGATACAGTCTAAATAGCAGAATTAAGAGTATTAAAGTTACATCCCATTCTATCAGCTGCTTGCTGAATTGCAGAAGTATTACCATTAATACCAGCCATGATAAGATCTGAATTCTAATTATCTTGCATCTATTCTTGGAGAGTCTACACTTGTCTAGATAAATCTTGACCGTTATCATTTCCAAAGAATCCGCCTTGACGGAACATTGCTAACCAGATTAAGTACATGAAAGGATTATTCCACATACCTCCATTAGCAGCCATCATTGACATAAGGTTATTATTGCCTGATTCAGGCATAACAAAAGTTTTTGTGTCACTCATAATTATAAAAGTTTTTAAGTTAGTGTTCTAGAACACTTTAATAATACTTACAAATTTTATAGATTATGAATGTTACTAAAAATAAAATCGCCAATCTTAAATACGTATGCTATAATTAAATAACATAAATATTTAAGATTGGCGATCAATCACTTATTACTAATTGCGTCTAATTCAGACTTAAACCAATATAATTCTTTAAAACCATCTTGTTTATGTCCTTTTGGAATAAATCCATCATGAACATGATTATCAAAAGTTGCTCTACTTATTCCTAAATAATCACAAGCTTGACGTTTACTCATTCTCTAATCTTTATCAACCATAGTGTTAATAAACTGAATGATTTTCATTTGTTCAGCTTCGGTTAAATTTGAATTTCCAGAATCAATATCATCAACTAATTGCTTTAGCTAATTTCTTATTATATTCAGCATAGATATAATATATTATGAATAATCCAGCAAGTATTAAATATAATCTTAGCATATTTAGATCTGTCAAAGAAATTTTAAATATTGAATCATAAATTCCTATTAAATTAATAGCTGTAATATAATACAAAGGAACTCTATAAATATTACAGAAATTAAATATATGTGACATTAGATATAAAAAGAAAAGAAGCATAAAAGATACTCCAAATACATAACTTAAATATTCACAATGAACATTGTAATAATTCAAGAATGTAAATATTATCTCGTTTATTGCGAGAATTATAGGAGTATATTTTATGCTTCTTAAAAATATTTTATACAGTCTTTTATTTACCGCCTTTTTTAACCTTTCCTCCACACTTAATGCCGATTTTAGGAGCGGAACAACCACGTCTTCCCATAGTAATTATTATTTTTCAAATTTAGATTTAACTTCATCTACGATAGAAATAACAGCGTCTGTCATTTTAGCAATATCAGTTACATTATTGTAATTAACCTGATATTTGTCACCGAGAATCTTAATCCAAGCTGATGTGGAATTATCTAATTCGTTCTCAACATTGAACGAAATAGTAATTTCATCAGCTGCATTATACTCTACTGTTCCATTAATAGTCTCACCAGTTGATAATTCACTGGTAAGACTGTAACTCTCATAATTTTTAGTAATTGTCATACAAATAAATTATAAAGATTTTCCATTAAATCAATGGATGTAATCTTGTATCCATTAATATCGAAAGTTTCGTCTGTTGAATTTACATCGAGCAAATCAGCATACTCTTCTTCTGTGAATTTATCATCAGGAACATCAACTTCTTCTTTACCTTTTTGAGCAAGATATTCTTGATATTCAGAATTTGCTTTATCGTTAAGCTCATTAAATCTTGTTTCTTCTTCAGGAGTTCTATCAGTTTTCTGACTTAACTCTGATAATTCTGTCGGAACAAGTTCCTTAATCATTTCACTATTATCTGAATCAAATTGCGCTCTAATTTTATTATACGCAATTCTCATTCTCATTAATTTAACCTTCAATGTTTTAGAAAGTTCTTTACCGTCACGACTAAGTGTTAACTTACTTAATACGGTTTGTCTAATTAAAGCATCATTCAAAATCATACTCTTCTATTTTTACAAATCAATAATATATAGAAATTACAACAAATACAAGTTAAAAATTGTTAAATATTATGTAAACCATATAAATGAGAACGAATAAGGTGTTGATGAATCTTGTGAATAAATATCATAAACACTTAATGTTCTACCACTAAACTATAATATTACACCTCGGTTCTTCTCGCTAGATCCAACATGAACTATGTGTGAATATTGTGTTGTGCTGCAATAAGGAGCATTACTAGAAATATATCCTAAAGAAGTTGAACTACCGCTACCACTTGCTATATAAACCCATCCATACAATATTGTAATTCTACCAAATGTAAAACATTTTACAGATTTATTAGAACTATAATATTTATACGTACTAGAACTAGAAGTTGCATAACTTGTATATGTCCATTCAATGTTAATAATTGCTGTTGGAACTCCAGCGTTTAAATAAATAGGAACGTTTGCAGCTCCAGTTGTCGAAGAATACTAACTAATAGTAGTTGCAGAACTATAATATGCAAGTCTATCAACATAACCAGAATTAACAGTTGCATTCAGAGAATATGTCATTGCGCTTAATTGGTTACCATTGAAGAAAACTCCTTTTGTAAAAGTCCCTACTGAACCATCAGCTGCAATCAAAGTTCCATCAGAGTTAGGTAAAGTTAAAGTGTGATCAATATCAGAATCATCACCTGTGTAACTTCTAACAATTGAAGTTCTAACTGTTCCAGTTTCGGCATGTTCTCCGACAAAATCAACTCCGTTATATAAATATAACACTCCTCCAATACCAGCATAACTACTAACATTTAAATCTTTAGCAATTGAAACTCCTCCTCCAGAACTAATTGTCATTTGTGTAGTATGTGCTGTTCCTGTACGTAAATATATGTTATATCCATCAATGTAGGTAGATAACGATTTTACAGAAGTTCCATATCCAACAACAGTTGAATCTGAATTAGCTGCAAAACATTCAACTCCATTTGTATTTAATATAGTTCCTGAAGTAGCAGTAAGCTATAAATTATTAGCAACTAAAGTTCCACTAAAATAACCATTTTTATATTTATAACTAGAAGTACCTA